GAAGGTTCTAAAGAAGAACTATCTCCAACAGAGCAGATGCGTGAATATGTTGAAAAAGTAACACCTAAAATGGGCGACAACGGTGCAAACACTAAGTCTCCAGTAGCAAGTGCGAACGACATGGGCGGAGATGCTTCTAACTTAGCACAAGGCGCAGACGAAAAAGGCATGACACCAGCAAGTCCAAAAGACATTGCAAGCGGTAACGTAAATGTACCAGGTGGAAAAGCTTCTAAGTCAATGAAAGCTAATGCTAAAGGCCATGGCGCAGAGAAAAAAGGCGCAGGCGACACAGCTGCTAATAAAAAAAGTACTATTGGTAGCTAATTAATATAAGGGAACTTGGATGCAAAATTTATCTGAGACACTGACATTCGACCAAGCAAAAATAGTCGTTGAGTCTGCCAATGAAGGAAAAGACTTGTATATGAAAGGTATTTGTATACAAGGAGGAGTACGCAATGCTAATCAGCGTGTGTATCCTGTATCAGAAATTGGTAGGGCTGTCAAAACTCTCAACGATCAATGCTCAGGAGGATATAGTGTTCTCGGCGAAGTCGATCATCCAGAGGGACTGAATATTAATTTAGATCGTGTTAGCCATATGATCACAGAAATGTGGATGGAAGGCGACAACGGTTACGGAAAACTTAAAATTTTACCAACACCTATGGGGGTCCTAGTTAAAACAATGCTTGAAAGCGGAGTTAAACTAGGAGTCTCGTCACGTGGTTCAGGTAACGTATCAGAAAGTGGAAACGGAGAAGTTTCTGACTTTGAAATTATCACTGTGGACGTTGTGGCTCAGCCAAGCGCCCCTGGTGCATATCCAACTCCAATTTATGAGCAACTTATGAATGCAAGAGGTGGAATGAAGGCTTACGAATTTGCACAGGCAACTAGAGAAGATCCTAAGGCACAAAAATATTTAAAAGAATCTCTGATTAATATAATCAGCAGACTCCAATAAAAGGAGATAAAAAACATGTTGGATGCACTAAAAACACTTTTCGAAAATGACGTTGTTTCGGATGAAGTGCGTACTCAAATTGAAGAAGCGTGGGAAGCAAAACTAAAAGAAAATAGACTTGCTGTAACCGCTGAACTCCGTGAAGAATTCGCTCAGAAATATGAACATGACAAAGCTACTATGGTAGAAGCTATTGACAATTTAGTATCTGAGAGATTAACTGCTGAAGTAGCTGAATTTACAGAAGACCGTAAACAGCTTTCAGAAGCAAAAGCAAAATATGCAGTAGCAATGCGTGAAAATGCAGGGTTACTAAAAGGTTTTGTGATGGAAGCACTTAAGAAAGAAGTTTCCGAACTCCACGAAGAACAAAAAGCAATGGCTAAGAATTTTTCTAAATTAGAAGAGTTTGTAGTCGACGCACTAGCCAACGAAATATCTGAGTTCTACGAAGATAAAAAAGACTTAGCTGCTACTAAAGTTAAACTTGTTAAAGAAGCTAAGAAACACTTGGCCAAAGTTAAAGAAAACTTTGTACAAAGAAGTGCTAAAGCAGTATCTTCAACAGTTGATAAAGCTCTTAGAGGAGAAATTAGTCAACTTAAAGAAGACATTGATGCAGCACGTAAAAACGACTTTGGGCGTAAATTGTTTGAAGCATTTGCAAATGAATATCAAGGAAGCTATTTGAATGAAAAATCAGAAACTTCTAAGCTATTAAAAGTTGTTAATGTCAAAGACAAGCAGTTAGCTGAAGCAAAAGCATTTGCTGTTAAAGCAAAGAAAGTTGTTGAAGCACAAGAAGCTGAAAAGAAACAGCTTGTTGAATCTGCACAGCGTAAAGAGATCATGCATGACTTGGTTGCACCATTAAGCAATCAACAGCAAGAGATTATGAAAGACTTACTGGAATCAGTTCAAACAAACAGATTACAATCTCAGTTTGAAAAATACTTACCGACAGTTATTGACGGCGAAGCACCAGAAAAAGCTAAAAAGGCGACACTTATAGAAGGCAAAGAAATTACAGGCAATAGAGAAATAGTTCAAACTAGTAAAACAGTAGACGAGTCAAATGTTATTGATATGAAACGTCTAGCTGGAATTAAATAAGGAGATATAATATGTCAGAACTACTAGAAAGTCGCTGGCAGGAGACCAAAGGTGCTCTTCTTGAAGGCTTAAATGGCAACAAGAAAGCAGTTATGGCAAGTACACTCGAAAACACTCGTAAGTATTTGTCAGAGGCAGCAGGCACAGGTGCAACTTCCGCCGGTAATATCGCAACACTTAATCGTGTTATTCTTCCAGTCATCAGACGTGTGATGCCA